ATATGCCCATTTACCTTTGGTGAGCAGGGAAGATTTATCGGCGGCGAAAATGGACATGGAAACTTGATGATCTCATCAGCGATTTTCCATAAACCTTATGAAAGATAAATATTTAGACACATACCAACAAGAAGCATTACAAGAAGCGTTAGTTGAGCTAAAGCAGACCAAACAACGGGAAAAATTGCTTGCCGATGAAAACAAAGCGATTCTTTCAGCAATCTCTGCAATGAGCGAGGCAAAAAATCGTAATGAAATTTTTTCGGGGCTAAACAGCGTTCTAAAAAAGTACATCAGTTTTGAAGACTTTATTGTCATCACCCGCGATGACAGCCGTTATCCGTTCAAGACGTTAATCTCAACCAATAGCGTGTTTGATAAGGTAGAGTGGTTACACGGTAACACAATGGATCGCGCATTAAACGGCGAGTGTATTCTATTATTCGAGCCAGCGAAATTGTTAGAGTTTGAGAACTTAAATAGCTTTGTTAAAACACATGTTAACTCCGTAATTTTAACGGGCATTCGTTCGGAAGTAACACAAAGCATCATACTATTAATTGGAGCTCAAAAAGGGCATTTTAGTATTGAAAACAAAGAGACTCTAAGGCGCTTTAGACCCCTTATAGAACGTGCTGTTATCGACATAGAAACAAAGGAAAAGTTACAACGTATTGTTGAGGTAAGAACGACTCAACTTGCAAGAGCTCGTGAAGAAGCAGAACTAGCCAACCAGTCAAAATCTGAGTTTTTGGCAATGATGAGCCACGAGATCAGAACGCCTCTTAACTCAGTTTTAGGAATGCTAGACATCCTGAGACAATCTACCTTATCAGATGAACAATTTGATGCCCTCAATCAAATGGAATGCTCCGCTGAGCTTCTTCTAGCCATCATTAGCGACATTCTCGATCTTTCAAAAATTGAATCCGGTAGCTTCCAATTAAACGAACAGTGGATACATTTAAATGACACTGTAACTTTTGTAATTTCTCAGCAAAAACAAGTAGCTATAACTAAGAATCTTTCTTTTAACTTTGATAGTCAGATCTCATCAGACAAACAGTATTGGATTGATTCGACGAGGCTGTCACAGATTCTCTTTAACTTGATTGGGAATGCCATCAAGTTTACGGACTCAGGAAGTGTGTCTGTTTCTGTCGCTGAAGAAAATGACGAAATTGTAGTTTCTATATCTGACACCGGAATTGGAATCTCGAGAGCAAAACAAGCCCATTTATTTACGGCATTCCATCAAGGTGATCGCTCAATTACTCGAAGGTTTGGGGGTACAGGCTTAGGGCTTGCTATTACCAAGCACTTAGTTGAAATGATGAGAGGTGAAATCTCTGTAAAAAGCCGCGAGAATGAGGGTTCTGACTTCACCATTCGAATTCCAGTTCTAACACGTTACAACCAAAGCCGTCCTGTAAAAATTGAGCATAATAGACCAAACAAAGCGCTAAACTTGCTTATCGTCGAAGACACTCAATCAAATCAACTTGTCGTTAAATTGATTCTTAACAAGCTTGGCCATAATGTTCATATTGCAAGCCATGGCGCAGAGGCGCTTACATTTCTTGAAGAAAACGATACTCAAATTGATATGATCTTGATGGATGTCTCGATGCCAGTAATGGATGGAATAACGGCAACTAGGCTGATTAGAAAGAAAGGAATCACAATTCCAATCGTCGCTTTAACAGCGCACGCGCTAGAAAGTGATAAAGATAAGTGCTTAGACGCTGGCATGGATAGTTTTGTATCAAAGCCAGTTCGCAGGCAAGATATCTATGAAGCTATACAATCATTAATAGAAACGGCGTAGTCATTAATATAGATCTTAACAATCGATAGATTGTTAAGATCTATATTAAGTATTTTATGGTAAATACTGATTATGTTTAATCAGCTTCCTAAAGTTAGCTCAAATTTAAAATCTGAAAGAGATAGGAGAGCAAAGTAGAAATAATCTGACGTATGGTCACACCATATTTAACATAACACATATAATACGCACTGATATAGAGGTTCCTGTGGACTTGCAATCACTAAAGCCAATCCGGCACAAACCATTGAAATGCTTGATAATCCAAGTCCGTTATACTTTTTTGCAATGCTTTCCCACATGCTTTTTATCGCTGGATTTTCATTGCGATCAGCGTGACATCCTAGTAACGCGATCTCAGGGTCTATACCTGCGCCATGTGCGAGAAAAACTGCTTCTTCATCAGTAAGTTGTCTAACACCTTTGCGAATTTTACTAATCTTCGGCGGGTCTAGATTCAAATCGTGCGCAACCTGCTTATCTTGTACGTAGTTTTTCGCCTTTTTGTAGGCGTTAATTAGTTCAGCTGTGTACATAAGAACCTCCATTTCTTCTCATTGTAGCCACAAAGTTGCCATAAATCGCATCTTGCAGTTGCCATTCTTCGCAACTAGGATTGCCATAAATCGCAATTAAGACCGCCTAGCTCTGGGCGTTTGCCCTTGACGCTTTCGCGCTTGGCTTTGGCGGTCGCTCTCTCAACTAGTCAAGGTGGTTGTTATGTCAGAAGTCTTCAACACCAAAAATCTCGAAATATATCTGAATCATGCTTGGAATTTATTCCTTGCCTCGGTTATTGCGGCGGCTATTTACTTCTTTGGCTCCCTTATCTACGACTCGTTTGAAATCCCATACGACGATTACGAAACTTTTGCGAGTTATCTTGACCACGAGTTTTGTGGTGAGTTGGCTCGCGACTATGCCTCTGACGGTCGAGTCACCGTTTACGAGTATCTCATGGTTTCAAATTGCTCTGGCAAAGATGAAAAGCGTAAATTCTACTCAAAGCTTGAGGCTCAATAATGCGTGAACTTGTTATTGATTTGGCATCAGGCAAACAAGAATGGATTGATTTTGTTCCTGTCCATTCTTGGGCTTCTTGTGAGCACATTCCTGATAACTTATTTGACCATCGTTTTGAGTACGTCGACCACAGATTTACAACGCCTGAGGATTTCATTCCATCGGCTGTGAAATCGGCAATGAGTTCACCAATCTACTCACACGACCTGTCAGATTTTATTGAGCGCCCTACTTCTAACCCTTGTTTGGACTTGCCGAAATCATTACACCGTAACGGCGACTTCGCTCGACACATGACACGCGCTTACACCGATATCCTTAAAACACGTAACGCGTTGGAAGCCGTTCGCGCAGTTAACGAGGCTCACGACCGTTTGACTGAGCACGGCTACAGCTACGCAATGTCAGATGAGCAAATTACCAATTTAGCCAAGCGCAAATCACGCGACTTTTCTCGCGTATTAAGTGCAATTCCGCTTGAAGAATCACAAGCGCGTTTTGATAAAGCGTGTCAGCTTCTTGATTCATTAGGCTTGGCATTCTCACCTGAGCAAATTCAATACGCAGAAAACAACTGTGAACTTTTCGCATTGGTGAACCGTGCGCTTGATGAGCATTGGCTTGTTCGTCAACTGCGCCGTAAATGTGCTTACGAGGTTGAATGTGTTGCGCGTGATTTAGCGCTTGTTCAACGCCGTAAGCAAGTTTACTGCTCGGATTTTTCTCTAAGCCGTCAACGTGATCGCAATACGTCTAACCGTATCGCGCTAGAAAACACGATTGCTTACGATGAGGCTGACCCATCTAACTACTTCACACTCAGTGAGTTATCCGCTAAGTCGGTTTCTAACGCTGAGATTCGCCGCGCTGAAATGTTCGTTCGTCTGCGTGGCTTTGAGGAAATCGCTCAAGAATCGAGTCACGATGCGGTGTTCTTCACTGTGACGGCTCCGTCTCGTTTTCACTCTGTTTCTAAAGGCGACATCAACCCGAAATGGCTTGAGGCTGGCAAGCCTGACGCGAAAGCAGCTCACGCTTACCTAATGGGCGTTTGGGCGAATCTTCGTAAGTCGATTGATAAAAGCAAAATAAAGGTTTACGGGATGCGTATTGTTGAGCCTCACCAAGACGGTACGCCACATCACCACTTGTTGCTTTTCATGGAAAAATCCGCACGCAAGTTCGTGACGTCTGAGTTTCGTCGTCTCGCTATGGCAGACTCGCCAAACGAAAAAGGCGCAAAGAAAGCCCGTTTCAAAGCGGAAGTTATCGACTGGTCGCAAGGTTCAGCCGTTGGCTATGTCGCTAAATACCTGAGCAAAAACATCGACGGTCAGCACATTGATTCTGACAAAGGTTCGTCTTTGTCTGGCTCGGATGCGGCGGAACGTGTCGTGACTTGGGCGCGCGTGAATCAAATTCGTCAATTTCAATTTATTGGTGGTCCATCTGTCACGGTATGGCGTGAGCTTCGTCGTCTTCGTGATGAATTCAAAGAGGACGATGCTTTGTTTACAGATTTATCTCAAGACGAACACTTTCTATTAGAAAAGGTTCGCCGCTCTGCTGATGAGGGCGACTGGAAAGCGTTTTGTTACGCAATGGGCGGTGTGTTCGTTAAGCGCAAAGACCAACCAGTAAAAGCGGAATACTCCGTATCAACCTCTATCGAAAAACTGATTGCTTCGGGCGGTGAATACTCATCGACTCGATACGGCGATATGGCTCAAGCGCGTTTGAATGGCTTGATGTTCCATAAGATTTTTATCGCAACTCGCTTCCGTACTTGGAAGACCGAGAACAAGCAACAATTCATCCGTGCTCAACAAGGCATCATGTCCAACGTGGTCGATTACTTCGACGCGCTAGAGCGTGAAAAAGAGTACGAGCGTATGTATGACGACCTTTACGAGCAATACGAAAAACACCTAGCGCTCTATGACGAAATGGAAGCGCTGTTGCTCACCGACCCTCAGGAAATTAATGCGTCGTGTTGGGTGGGCGCAGCCCCGCCCGACATGATGCATTAATTTCCCTTGGACTTGTGTCAATAACTGTCATTTCAATTTTCAACTAACCAACAACGTAAAAATAAGGGCAAAACACTATGAGAATGGAAGGTTTAATTCTAGATGCTTCGGACATCGTTCAAGAAACCAAAACAGACCGTAACGGCGAACAAAAGCAAAACGGCAAGCTGCGTCTTATCACGACCAACCCGACAGACACTATTGAAGTACGTGTCTCTCCTGAGCTTTGGGAAAACGGCAAGGCTGGCGAACTGCTCAAGCGCTGTGTGGGTAATCGCATGATGTTTGATGTGGAACACAAGAAATTCAGCTTTGGTAACGATGAGGGTAAACACGTTTCTATCGACGGTTTCCACCTCTACGCCCTACCTCAACTTAACGAAAAGTAAGGGCTAAATCATGACCGAGACGCAATTTGCAGAGCTAATGGCTCGACTCGATAACTTTCAGTTGATGGTGTTCTTAGGCATTTGCTTCTTGTTAGTTGCGCTCGGTTGGATGGTCGGAGGGCAAAGATAAATGCTGTCAACAGAGTTCATGCTCGGCTGTTTTGGAACAGCATTTATCCTTGGCTTCTCGATTGGTTTCCACATTCTGGGATTCAAGAAAGCGGCTGAGGTTTCAACTTCTTCATAAACCATAACATAGGAAATAAGACTATGGAAAAGCAAAACAAAGTACGCACAGCAATGGCTAAGGCTGGCGCAGTAGTAACAGCAAAACGTGCGGCATTTGGTGGTGCACTTCTTATGGCGGCATCTGGTGCACATGCAGCATTGCCGGAACAGGCAGCGCAAGCCTTTACTAGTTTAGGGACTTTCGTTACCGACATGCTCACCTCAACTTGGGGCATCGCTGTTCCACTAACGGTTGGTTTCATCGGCATCAAGCTATTCAAGAAAGGTGCAAACAAAGCAACGTAATTCTAACGACTGCTTTATACACCCATTGGTCAACGCCTCCGAATGGGGGCGTTATTTTTCACGAGGAAGATTTACAAATGAACATTAAACAAAGCATAACGTCACTGATTATTTTACTGGGTGTTTTGTTTAGTGCTTTTAGTGTAAGTGCCACTCAACCAACGTATAAGGTTTCAGACGTTTCAGCTTATCCCGATTGTAAGTTGCTGTTGGGTATGAGAGTTAACCCTGCCTCTTATGTCTCTTGTTATGAAAACAAGTTTGTTAACTACAAGGATTTTTCTACTAAGTCCTGCTATTTGAGGCATGGTAAATACGTTGTAGATATCATGTGTCACACAACCAGTGCTTCTTGGCCTCTTTATCGTGCAGCTGGATTCTTGCAAAATTCGGCTCAATGTCCGCCTGACCATGAAAAGATAGAAGACGGGTACGTCGTATCTTGCGAACCCATCGTTCCTGCATGTGAGTTTGGCGAAAACCCTGACGGTACATGTATGGATGCCTGTCAGTTCAAACAGTCCATTAATGACACTCAATCACTTCATTGGTCGGCTTACGTTTACGGTGAACAAGTAACAGGGGCGTGTTTTGGCGATTTTGGTGCAACACGTTGTGAGGTCGAGCGTATCCCTAATGACAGTACGCTTTGTACTGATGTCGATTCAGGCGAATTTACCCAAAACACGCGATGTCACGGTAAGTTTCAATTCACAGGTAAGCAGTGTGATGGTGGTACGCTGTTTTGGGGTAAAGATGGCCCTGACACCCCTATTATTCCCGATGATCCAATTCACGACCCTGACGACCCAACGGGCGACATCGAAGACCCTAGCGTACTTCCTGACGACTCGACCAATACGGTTAATCCACCGAATACGGGGGATGTGCCAGATGTCGAAGACCCTGACACAGATGAATCTACCGATAAGGGCGTAGTCAACGCGATTAAAGGGCTTAACTCGGATGTGAACAAGGCGCTTCACGCGCTAAACGTCGATCTCAATCAATCGAGCGCTGATATTCAAAACCAAATCATTGCGCTCAATGCGTCGATGGTGACTAACACCCAAGCGATTCAAAAGCAGCAAATCAACGACAACAAGATTTACGAAAACACTAAGGCGCTGATTCAGCAAGCTAACGGTGACATCACGACGGCGGTCAATCGAAACACCAATTCTGTTGGTGAGGTGGTAAAGGGACTCGATGATTTGCAAACCACTAACGCTGATGGATTTGCAGAGCTATCGGATAAGCTCGACGACCTCAAGCCTTGTGAGCCTACCGAGGAAAACAACTATTGTGAAAACCCTCATGGCTTAGGTTCGGATTATGTCGGTGATGTGCTGACTCAAGCGGATAAAGCCGTGTCCGGTGCGATGAATTCCTATGAAAAGACCGTGACCGATGCGGCTAACGATTTGATTGAGAAGAATCTAACGGCAGAGTCTGAGGCGCATATTAATGCTATATCGGATTCGTTTTTGAGTGTGTTACCTAAGCCTACGCCCTGCATGAATCTATCTTTGCCTACGCTTGGCGGTGGTCGCGCTTCTATTTCTTGTGAGTTTTCGCAGAAACTCAAAATGATCATCTCAATTCTGATTTACATCTACACGATTAAGACGCTTGTTGAAATCCTGCTGACTGAGGTCACGCCTGTACCAAGTAACAAGCCAGGTTCGGGGAGATATTACTAATGATTCAGCTATTACCAATTGTCAGCACCATTGGGACGGCGTTGCGCCTACCTGCTCTGGTTGCCTTTATCTCTCAGATAGCGACCACGTTATTTGGTTGGTTTTTCATTGCGAAAGCACGCAACGTCACGATTAACTTGGTTATTTTAACACTGTTAATCGGCTTGACCGTCACCCTCACTTTGGCGATTTACACCCTTGCAACGGGTCTCTCTTATGTTGCGCCTCCAATGTGGTCACAAGCAGCGGGTATGTTCATCCCTAATAACGCCGTGCCTTGTGTGAGTGCGATTTACTCTGCGCGTCTGCTGCGTTGGGTGTGGGAATGGAAGTTCTACGCGATTGTGAGGGCGGCGTAATGGCATCGGTCTATTTTGTCACGGGTAAGCTTGGCTCTGGCAAAACGCTAACTGCAGTCGGTAAGATTCGTGAGGCGTTTATGCGTGGTGTGCCTGTGGCGACAAACCTCGATATCAACTTGAAAGAAATGCTTGGACGCAACAAGCGCAACACTCGCCTTTATCGTCTGCCGGACAAGCCTCAGGTAGAAGATTTGATGGTGATTGGCTCGGCAAACAAGAGCTATGACACCAAAAAAGACGGCTTGATTGTGCTCGATGAGTGCGGAACTTGGTTTAACTCGCGCACATGGAACGACAAGAATCGACAAAAGTTAATTGATCACCTTTTGCATATTCGAAAGCTGGGATGGGATGTCATTTTCATCGTTCAAGACATTTCGATTGTTGATAAACAAGCGCGTCTTGCACTGGCTGAACACACCGTGTTTTGTCGTCGTTTAGACCGTCTTCAAGTCCCTATTATCTCCACGGCGGTATCCGTTCTGACGCTCGGTCAACTCAAGTTGAAAATGCCTAAGTTGCACGTTGGCATTGTGAAATATGGTGACAACGCGAACTCACTCACCGTCGACAAATGGATGCTTTGGGGCACGGACTTATACAGCTCTTACGACACTAAGCAGATGTTTAGAAACAACTATGAGGACGGCGTTTATTCAGTATTGCCGCCCTACTATACCCACGGACGTTACACTGTCCCGTATACGTTGAGAAATATCATGCGCATCACGAAAATCTATCTTCGTAAATACTCCCGATTCAGTGTGTTTGCGGCAGGTGTCGCCGTCTCGTTTGCGGTGTTCACCTTGGTTGGCACGCCGAACATGTCGACGGAACCCGAAACGACTCAAACGGTGGTGCCTCGCGAGTCATTGAGTGACTTGCTCGATGGCTACCGAATCGAATCTTCAATGAATCCTCCAAACGTTGCCCCGTCTTTTGTGTTGGTTAAGGACGATGTGCGTCTGTCGTCGTCGCAACTATACGCAAAAGGCTTTACGGCTCAATCTAACGGCTCTTGCTCCATTACGGTTAGCGGCAACGGTCAATCATTCAAAGTTATGTGCTAG